GGTTGTGAGAGACGAGCAGGCCATCAACCAACCTATTCTCTCGGGCGTATGATACTAAGATATATACCCTAGTTGTCGCCCCTGCTGAGTAGTTTCGGTTAGCGTCACCGCCTACATAAGTTAAGTTAGCTAGTTGAGTGGCACTACCTACCGTGCCTCTAAATATGTTGTATGTTCCGGCAATTCTGTTGCCGTTGCCATCTACTTCGTCTATGCCAAAGGTTATACCTGTATCGGCTGGCCAGTTTGATGTGCTGGCTACATTTATTGATGTTGCACCGATTGTATAGCCTGGTGCGCTTAGTGTAGTCGCGGTTGATCGCGATACTTTTTGAAACATGTCGTTCGCATTTGCTGCCATTCGTTTATCCTCCTGTCTTTATTGTTAATTGGTCAATGGACCATCCACGGCTGTTGACTGCACTTAGAAAGTAATCACTCCCAGCGGTATCGGCGGTAACATCCCAGTCTAGCTGGTTTAATAGCCCTTTTGGTCTAATTCTCAGTACTGCCACGCTTTTGCCATAGGAATCTACTGGTCCTGGATCGTCGTCATATTCAAACTCGTCGTAAAACCACTCATCGTAAGCCGTCTCGGTAACTATATAGGTGTATTCGTCTGAGCCTACTGCGGTAGTAACTCCCTTTCTAGATAGCCCTGTTGCATTGGCTGTTACTGTGCCTTTAGGAAATAGTAGCTTAAAGTACATATTCCTAATTGAGCCTAGATTTATGCCGTCTTCATCCCAAACTAGCGAGCTGAAGCCGATGCGTGAACGCCACGCTGTACCGTCGTCTTGGTGAGGTTGAGAGCCTGCTCTTGTGAACTCTAGTATTCGGTTACCAACTAGGGCGCAGAAATGGGTTACCCCGTCATTGTCTTCATATAGCCAGAGGTCTTTAGCGGCTATTGGCCAACGCAGTACCCAAAGGTTCTTACGAGCTATGTCGCAGTACCAAATCTCATTGTTTTCGGTAGAACCTACTGGTAAGGCAAAATACAGTCTGTCTCGGTAAGCTACACCTACCGCCTTGTGTAGATTAGCTAGACTGATGTTGTTCAGATCGGGCTCTATTACTTGAGCAATCGTATTGGTGGTTAATATGTTGACAATGTTCTGAGAAGTGCCAGTTGCCTTAAAGGTTTCACCAGTTGGATACCATAGGCTGTCTCGTTCTTTAATGGTGGCTCGTGGTGCGTAAGTTCCAGCTTGGCCGTTAGCCTCGTAAACGTTAGGAAATGTTATGGAGCTGTTACCAGATGTAATTGTTTCAAAACTCAGATGAAACAGCTTACCAAGACCTGCTGATCCTCTGGCGCTGACTGTTATGACTGGGTCGCCTTTACCATTTCTAAAGCCGTCAACATAGTTCAGTTGGGTGTCACCGCCTATATCGATGCCAACCCAACCTCCGCCGTTATATGGCGAAAAGTCGGCTGAAGTATTAGCTTCTGTACCTGAGGCAGAATAGTATAGTTTGTTGTCACTGGTGATTCCGTAAACTTGCGAATTACGAGAATCTACATACATCCAGTTAAATACTGGTCCATCGGTTGAGTTACCGGCAGGGGCGGTTTTATAAACATTTATCGGCGTTGTGCCGTAGTCTACCCAACTGGTTGAAGTAGTCGTATAAAGTTGATTAAAGGTTAGATTATCGCCTGAGTAATAAATCGTATAGCTAGTTGCACCTGCTACTGCTGACCAAGATAGTGAGATATAGTCCGTGCCGCTTACCCAATTATCTCGCTGTTTGGCGGCATTGTCATTACCTGAAACACCGGCGGCTGATTCGCCAACGCTATTATTAGCAGTAATCTTGTAGTAATGGGTTTGTGCCCCTACTCCACCAGAATAAGTTGCGGTTGGTGCACCCGGTGTAGCTAGAGCGGCATATTTCTCAATGGCGTCAGTTGCTAGGTTTATATAGCTTAATTTGTCTGAGCCGTTAAATAGATAAAGTTTGCTGTTAGCCTGTACACCCATTGTCCAGACGGTTTCGTCGTATGAATTATCGGCGTCAGATAGCACGCTAAATGCACCACCATCGGTTTGCTTGTATATCTTGCCTGTACCTGAATCATCCATCATCCAGTATATTTTGCGTGATCCGCCATATCTAGCAATCATGCGGCCAGTTATCGGTAGTGTCGGTTGCGTTCCATAAGGAATTAGCGGTGGTCTAGGACGGCCAATATAGTCCTGGACTATTTCCATATTAGTCATATCGCTTAATGATTCTAATGGTCGGCGTGAGTTGTCTATGGTTGAGATATAGCCTTTATTAAAGCTGTTCTGGTGGATATTTATATCTCGCCTAGCTTTTCGCCTATTTCGTTTGGTAGTTGTCTTATATGGCACGGCTACTACCTCTTGTGGTTCTGACTTATGCGATAACCGTTGTATGTAATGGTAGTTGGTTGGTTGAATACGGCTCGGCGGTTATTAGCTACCATTGCTTGATACAGAGCGTTAGCTTTGGCGTTTATATCTGCACTCTTATCTTCATAAACTATGTCGTTAAAAGCAATCTCACTAGCTGTGGCCATAACCAACCAATCGGGGTTTGGTACCAGTAGTTCATCTGCCCCAGTAGTTAAATCATCTGGCAAGTAATAGCCGGGTAGGTATAAAGTTCCGCCTACAATATTCTCGGTAGCCTTAATCTCGGTGGTACAATACAGTACTTGTGGGTTCTGGCCAGCTATATAAAAGGTGCGTATGTTCGGGTTTTGAGCTTGAGGTGTAGATAATACTTGGTCAACACGGTTACTGTCTGCGGTAATTATGTAAGGGTTACTAGCTGGTGATAGAAAGTTGGTTGGTAGGTCGTAGGCCGGCGTGGCACTAGCGGTAACTGAGCCTAGTGATTCAATACTATATGCCGTTCGCCAAGTGTTAGTCGTGTCATAGTAAAGCTCGTTTTTCTTGCGGTTGAGGGTATCTAGCCAGTAGGTATATTCGTCAGTTCCACTATTTGGGGCGTCATCGTCTGTACCTCGTAAGATGTAGTTGAGCCTTGTAATTGCGTCTGTTAATGTCATAGTGCGTTTTCGCTCCTATTTGTTGACAGTTTGCCGACGCAATATATCTGTCTATATATTAGATTATAGCATATAGTTCTCATATAGTTACCTTCTTGGCCTTAGCATATTCTTTTTTAGACAGGCCTTCTATTAGTGTTCTTAGGTTCTTGTTTAGTTTTGATTTGCCCTCTGAGCTAGCTAGCATTGCTTTTATCATATCGTCAATTATCTTTTTGTTGCCTCTACCCCTTGCAACCGATTTCTTGTCGACCTTTTTACCGCCTGGTGTACTGTAGCCAAGTTCTGACCGTAGTTTCTTACCGATTGTTGGTGATGTTTGTAGTCCGTTTGCAACTAAGAAGTTGTCTAGTTCTATGGCCGATTCTAAGGTCTTTTTATCTACTAGGCCGTCTTTGATTGCTTGTCTCATATCATTGTCGCTAGATACGCTTAGGAAGTCTCTAGTAGCTCCTTGAGCTTGGAGCTTATAGGTATCTCTAAGTAGCTTTCTTTCTTCGGCTGGTTGTTTTAATGGGCTAATCTTACCGTCTTTGAGCCTGTTATCGTATTCTGCCCATTTTCCAGCAACAGCGGTCGTTGTCTTGGCTGGCGTTAGTCCATACTTCTGATATATCTTATTCATCTCACTGTCTATCTCGGCTACATTTCGTTTAACATAGTCGCTATCGTCAGACTTACCTAGATTTTTTAGTGATTCTTGAAAGCGTTGACCTAGTGGTAGATCGCTCACCTTTACATACTTGCCATCTCGTTTAACACTAGCGTCTTTACCTTGCCTGTTGATGTACTCATCACCCTTTTTGTAGTAGTTAGGGTCATAGAATCTAAACGGCAATTCCAGGGCGTTAGAAGCTGTTTCAACGCCAGACTTCTGTTTTATGCCAAGTGCTTTTTTAGTTCCTTCGGGTAGCTTTTGGCCAGCCATATTTAAGCCTTCTCGAATCCACGGTTGCATATTGCTGCTCACAATGTGCGAGGCTGCTTGACTGAGTTTTTCAGGAGTGGTAGCGTCTTCATCAACTATCTGTCTGCCAAAGTAATTTTCGTTTGTTAATAGCTCATTGGCAGTTTTTACTGGCATTGACAAGAAGCTCTGTAAGTTTTTTCCAGCTTCTTTAGTGTTGCCAGTCGCAAGGTTGTAAATTCCAGATACAGCATTTCTAGGTACAGTGGCAATACTTGGTAGGAATGGTATGCCTATATCTTTACCTTTGGTATCTATACCAACGGCTTTTAGTTTGTCGGCCGGTATTAGTAACTTGTCCTTCTTACCGTCGGGATTATCGTGCATCCACTCACCTGTTAGTGATTTGTTTAGCCCTTCCATTGTGGCGTAAGTAATGGCAGCTGCTACTAGGAACTTTTGGTTATCTCGGTATTCTACTTTGCCGATATTCTTAGGGTTCAAGGCTTTAATATTTCTGCCCCAGAAGTTTATCATTGACTCCCTAAAGCGAGGTGCAAACAAAAATGCACCAGCGGCGTCAGAACCAACCTTACTTCTAGTAGCTTCGGTTGCTACTTTAGTTTTACCAAAGAAGTTACCGGTAGCGTCAGCGGCTTGTTTTATGGCTTGTTCTTGTGGTACACCTCTTTTAATTAAGCCGTCTCTCACTCCTTTAAAGTGTAGTACTTCCATAGCTGGCATGAATCGCTTAAAGGTAGCGTCGTTAGTGAATTGATCCCAACCCTCGTTTAGACCTTTTGCCTTAGAATCCTTAAAAGCTTCGGCAATCCGCTTACTGCCAGACTTATAAGCTGGGTCGTAGTCGACTCGTATGGTATAGCCTTGTTTCGCTAGTTGTTGCATTGCATCGCTGTTAGCCCTAAAGAACTTATCAGCACCACCTCTGCTCATACCCTTGTGGAAAGCTTTTGCTGCTTGGATCGGGTGACCTGCCATTGTATGCTTCATTACTTGCATTACTCCAAAGGCATTTAGTGGTGTATTTGGCACACCACCAGATAGCACGAATGATTGAACAAAACTATTTAGTCCAGCCCCCTTTTCCATTAAGTTTTCAAATAGTCCAGATGCTTCTTGGTTACCAAACATCTTATTTAATGACTTGGCGACTTCTGGTTTGGCATAGTAGATTGTACCTGCATCTTGCATACCTTCAGCAACTATCGGCTGCATACCTCGTACTGGTTCGGTGGATTGCATTACTAAACCGTCTTTTTGTAGGTCTTGTAAGAATTTCTTACCAGCAGCTGCACTTTCTAGACTAGCGTGGTACTTCTGTAAGGCCTCGGCTGGGTCTTTGGTAATTAGAAAATCAGTAGCTATTTGGTCAGCAGTACGCCCCTTTTGTCTGGAGCTGGCTTTTTGTAACAGCTGGAAGGTTGCACTATCAATTGCCTCACCTGTCGCTGGGTTCTTGTACATTCGTGGATAGTAACTAGATTGGTAACCCATGTTTATGTTCTTGTCTTTAGTGTAGTAGCGGTAAGCGGTGTCGTATTCTTTGTGTAGCGAGTCAATTGCTTGATTGACTCTGTTGTCGGTTGTTCGTAATTCTGGATTATCTGCTCCCTCTATTACTTGTAGTTTTTGAGCGTCTGTAAGATCGCCAAATTGTTCGTTGAATGTTCTGGCACTATCTGTTGCGCGAAATCTACCGGCCTGTTTTTCACCCAAATATTCATTAGCCCTAGTCATAAACTTCTGTTTAGTCTGTTTATTAGCTCGGCCTTTAATATCTTTTAGTTCAACCTTTCCTAAGTCTTCATTATCAAAGACTTTGTTCATATCTGGTGCAGATTTTAGTGTACCGTCTTTAACTTCGGCTATCTCTTGGCGTAGTTTATTTGATGTTTCTAGGTCACCTTCCATCACGGCTTTTAACTGTTGTTCACGCTTTGGCTTGGTAGCAATCTCAACTGCCTTTTTAGTCTTTAGGTTCGGGTTTTGGGCTTCGGCAGTATCTAGCAAGGAATTAAACTCGGCTTCTGTCATCTTTTGCGATGGCTTGTTTGGCGTTATCTTTGTTGCTCCAAGTTGATCTAATTCTAATTCACGCAATTTCTTGTCTTTAGGTAGTCTGCTGGTCGCCTGTAACTGCCCAATGCTCTTAGCTGGAGCAATTTCTAGTGGCATATTTTCCCCTTTTATCACCGCTTCTTCAATGTTGCCACGAGGTACTTTCGGTGCTTTTGCTTCGGCTTTGAGGCCGGTAGGCTTCTCAACACTCATCGCCTTACCACCACCCTCTCGCACTATCAAGTCTTTTTTGGGTACGTCTAGGGAGTCGTAGAAGGTGGAGCGAGGCTTATATTCTGATATTGTCTCAGGTGAAAACTTAACTGCGATTAGGTCTTTACCCGTACCAATCGTAACTCCGTCGTGACCAATAGCATTTATAAGTGTTTCAGCACCTTTGTTGGTATCATAAAGCTCATTTTTATTAACGCCTAGTTTTCGAGCCATCTCATATTCCCACTGTGAGAAGTCCTGAGTAGTCTTAAACTGTAACGGGTTACTAGGCAGTGACTCTTTACCTAGAGTTTGAACAGTGCCGTGTTTTGCTGCTTCTGCCTTACTCGCGGCTGTATATTTACCACCACCAAACATAGCAAACCCACTGCCACTATCCTTGCTTGTTCCTCTGTAAACTACGTCAGGTAATTTTATAGGCTTATCAGCTACCCATCGTTCAGGATTTGGTGCGCCTTTTTTACCATCTGCTACTGCTATTCTGTCTTTAAGTATTGAGTACCTTTGACTATCTGCATCTGTAGCAGTTCGGCTTCTAATCTTTTGCAATAAACCATCAAACTCATTTTTCATATCTGGTAATGATTTTTCAGGTGCAGGGTTTATACCACTCACATACCTCTCTGCATCAGTCATCTTGCGACGAGTCTCGACTGCTCGGGCTTCGGCTTCGCCGGCTAGATTATTGTACTGTTCCTTAGCCGTCGGGTATTTCCTGACAAAATCATCATATTCGCCTAGCTTTTCTGGCGTAAACCTCTGTGCCATAGCTCGTGCCTTATTATTCTCTAGGTTGAAGAAGAATGAATCGGGCATTCCTGCGAATCTAGAGTCTTTCATCAACGCCCTATTTATAGGAGGTTCTAGACCCTTATCAAGCAGCTCCCTGTATATCTCATTACTGTATGTAGTTCTGGTGGTTTTTAATAGTTTACCTCTGTTGGATGCTGGCTGTTTATTTCTAAAATCGCTTACTGCACCACCTCCAGCAAATCCCTCATTATCCTGGATGAGGTGCTGTATTTCATGGGTTATCGTGTCCTCTGTGCTGTCGCGTTTTAGGTGCAATATACCATTAGACACATACGCATCCTCTCCTCGGCCAGCGTCGAACTTCACATTCGTATTCTCCAACTCCGGATAATTCCTAAACAGCTCCGGGTGATCAATCAATTCACCCAAAGTCTTACCCTCTGGGTTCTTGATTCTCATATTCTCATCACTCACCTCAAAGCGTGGCTTGCCGTCTGGGCCGTCAAATACTTTTCCAGCCTTTTTGAATTCACTAAAGTCGCCTGCTAGTGGTCCAGCTATAAACCCACCCTCATCATTCTTCAATCTTCTTGCACCACCAGCAATTCTCTCGCCTATCTCACCTAGGTTTTCTTTTATAACTCTACCTGCGTCCTCTGGCGATACAATCATTCGGTTAGTATCGGGCGATGTAGATACAAGCCTAGTCACGCCTGAGTACTTGTTCTTGCCGCTTACTAGAGTATTTAGACCAGTAGCTACCTCTGATTTAGCTCTATTTATAAGTCTGCTACCGTTCTCAATTCCGTTCGTCGCTTTCTTAATTAGTGCTCCTGCGCCATGAGTGGTTAGACCTAAAGCTCCACCCATTCCAACACTCATACCAACGTCTGTTGCTATGGTGCCTGCGTTTATATCGCCGCCCCTGTTTGAGCGTAACCCTGCATTCATGGCCGCGTCGCTTATTACATCAGATAGAACATCTGGTCGTGCTATATATTTTCCACCAGCAACAACTGCTTTACCGAGCTTGCCAGTGTCTGCTAGTGCGTCTGCACCTTTTGAGACGGCCCCTACGATAGTTGGTGCTTTTTTGCCGACTGCTGTTGTTATTTTACCTACGCCTTTTGTGAATGGTGTTCCTCCAGCCGCAAAAGTAGCTAGATCTGTGCCAGCTTGAGCACCCTTGTAGGCTAGATTGTTGTAACCGCCTTGTTTAACAGCTTGGTCGGTTCTAGCGCCAGCGCCAATTAGGCTCTTGCCAAACCGGTTAGTTCCTTTGCCTGGTGTTGCTAGGTCATATAGTCCAGATAACCCCTCACCTGTGCCAATTGCTGACCTGCGTATTCCTAGGACTACTGGGGCTACCTGCTTACTAGAAGCGGTATTTATTACACCCATACCAGCTTGGCCTAGCTTGTTGCTTGGTGTTAGAGTATCACTAAACTTGGGGGCTGGAGCTTGAGCATTTGCTAATGTTCTACCAAAAGCTTGCTGGCCGGTAATTCTTCCTGCTAGTCGGTCGGCTATAGCGGATTGTTGAGCTTGTCGTAAACGGTCTTCATGGACTTTCTCTAGGTTCTGGTCTAGCTTTTGACGGTTTAAGCCCATTATGTCCGTTGCGCCGTTGTTTATGTTGCTAATAAGTTTTCTAGCGTTAGTTAGGTTTGGATTAGCTATGGTTTGAGTAGTTGTTAGGTCGTTTAGAAAGCTCTTCTGTCTTTGGGGGTTGTTAGCTAATACACCAAACTTGGCATTCTTAATACCCAGCTCTACTGATTGAGGTACTGCTGGTTTGGTCTGAGGTGTTGGTTTAGCAAACTGTTGTTTTTGGCGTTCGTTTTCTTCTTTATCCCAAAAATCAAGTTTGCTCCATTGTTTATTGAGCCATGCCATTGTCAGCCCCCTCTCTTAAACTAGTTTTTCTTCGTCATCTTGTGGTCGTGGTCGGTAGTATGCGGTTGGGTCGTTCTGTGTACCGGCTTGTTCGTTAGCTTGTTGGTTAGCTCTGTCAATCATATAGTCGCGCAAGTTGACCTTTTGAACATCTAGCTCTCGTGGTGCAGTAACTGTGCTGTAACGGTTGTAAATGTCTCTTATGGCGTTCTCACGATTGTTTCTTTGGTCTAAGTATGGTTGCATCGCATTTCTTATAGCTGTGGAGTTTCCACCCATTGCTTCGACTCTTTGAGCTTGCATTCTGGCAAGTTCGCTATCTAATCCTTGTTTTTGTTGATCTATACCAACCTGAAGGTCGCGTAAACGGGTGTCACGATCACGGCTTACATCTCCTAGTAAGTCTTTGTAATCATCTTCGGCATATCTCTCAGCCCTGGCTAAGTTCATAAAGTTTGTCCCGTAGTCTTCCATTACATCGTTACGGCTTGAGCCTGATTGCTGGGCAACCATATCTGGAGCTGTCTGTAGGTAAGCACTGGAGTTAGCACCACCTGCTTGAGCAATCCTCTGGCGTAGGCTGTTTAATAGTTGCCTGGCATTGTCATCAACTCGGTTAAGCGCGTTAGTCTTGCCGCGTTCAGTTGTATCTCGTTGAATCTGATAGCCCTCTAGTGCTCGTTCTCGTTGCTTGTTAGCGTCATTTATAGCCCCTTGGTAGCTGTTTTGTAAGTCTTGGCGTCCTCTATTCAAAGCGTCGTCAATAAGCCCATACTGGCCTTGTGTGTTGGCTATTTGGCTGTCTATCCACGCCAGGTCGGCTGGATCGTAGGCAGGGGCGGAAGAACGGCGTGAAGAGGAACCTTCGCCATTGTTTATTCTGGTGTTTTTTATTGAGGATTGTGGCTGATTTTGAGCTTGTGCTATCCTGTTGGCGTCATTACTGCCATCTTCTTGTGGTGAGCCATAGGCAAATTTTTTCTCACTAAATACATCATAATCGGCAACACCTCCTGTTGGGTTAAGTTGGCTGCCGATTTGTTTAATTGTGTTTACTGGGCTAAAGCCCCAAGGTAATTGCATAATATTCTCCTTTTATTGTTCGTGTCTTTTGTAAACAAAAAAGACAATAGTTGTTCTTTATTGCCTTATTTGCGTTATCACGATTGATAAGGGGTGCTAGATAGCTTTTCCTAAAGGGGTTGGATCTACGCCGTTCATCCTTATGCCACTATTGTACCATATCAAGTATTCTTATATGAACGTTCCGCTGGTTTTAACTTTAGTCGTCTTGGTTGTAAATGTACCGCTAGTCTTTACTTTTATTGGTTTAGAGCTAAAAGTTCCGCTGATTTTAGATTTTGTTCTAACCGGTGACGAAGAGGATTGCTTAAAGGCTATAATCAGTGCACCACTATTACTATTAGATGTATGGAGTTGGGCGGTTGAATCGTATGAGCCAGTAGCTGTTGCTATAAGATAACCAGACAGTAACCTTGGTGAGGAAGCGTCGTCTGCTAATGTATTAAAACTATTTGACCAGTTCCTTGTACCTGATGAACCTATTGAGTTAGCCGCAGCAGTTATAATTAAGTCATCTGCATTAGTCGTGCTGATTGAGTTGGTATTAATAGATTTTACGGAGTTTACGGTGTTGCTATTTTGTCCATCAGTAGCGATAGGATTGGCTAGCCCTGACCATTCTGTAATGTGTAGTCTACAGATTGTATTGCCATTTAGTGTTATTGAACTTTCAGTGCCGTCAGAGACCTTATAAAAGACACCTATTGATTGCCCTGTCCCTGAATAGCCAACCTCATGGCTAGTGAAACCTGATATGTTTAGTGCGCTTGTTGTGCCGTTCGTATAGCCGATAGCAATTAGTATATTGCCTGATGTTGGGCTTGTTCCATAACTAGCGGTTGTGCTTGAGCTATTAGTTTGTGATTTTGATTGTTGTACTAAGCTTATTGCCATTTTTTAGCCCTACGATTGGTCTATCCAGATATCACCATTGCTTGCATTGGTAGGTTCAACTGTACCTATCCATATTACTGCACCAGATACACTAGGTCTTGATGTGCCTGCTGTACCGCCGTGGTTTACAAAGATTAAACCTCCAGCCGATGAGATTGCGCTTGCCGTCCCTACTGTCTCTATTTTGTCGTAGATAGCGTTCTTGGTTGGCACTTGAGTTGAGCTATTCCAGCCAGCTCCATAAGCCTCATCAGCAACAGACACATTACCAGTTGTAGATATATTGCCGTTCTTGGCTATTGAGAATACGCTATCTCCAGTAATATAATTGCCAGTTCCAGCGTTCTCAAGCTTTACTACTGAACCTGAGTCGGTACCGTTATAGAACTTACCTCTTATTAAGTCTCCACTATGCGCATAGTTGGTGTCATTTCTTGCGAATATCGCATTACCTGTTGCTCCACTTGTGTCTACTTTAGCTGTAATCGGCACATCTGTACTTGAGCCTGAAATAGTTACTCCTAATGAACCTGACATTGTGTCGCCAGCTTTAGCCACCCTTGAGTTTAAGTCTATCGTAGACCAGCCTGTATCATAATTAGTCGCACTATTCTTTGTTAAGGCTTGTCCAGTTGTGCCACCTGCTGGAACGCCCTGACCTGTTGCCCCTGTAGCACCTGTTGTTCCTGCACCTGTTGCTCCAGTGGCACCTTGTGAGCCTGCACTTCCAGTAGGTCCTGTTGGTCCTTGTGGTCCTGTATTGCCTTGTGCTCCTGTTGCTCCAGTATTACCTGTGTCGCCTTTTACGCCTGTTGCACCTTGTGCTCCTGTAGCACCTGCCCCTGTTGCACCTTGAACCCCTGTTGGTCCTTGAGCACCAGTAGCACCAGTAGCGCCTGTGGTGCCTGCACCTGTTGGTCCAGTTGGTCCTTGTGGTCCTTGTGGTCCTTGTGGTCCTGCACCACCAGTAGTTAATGAGCCTTGTATATTCTGACCATTACTAACGCTAGATGTTACAGAAACAGCTGGCGTGGTTGAACCCGTAGCGGTGACAGTCCGAATATCCCCATTAATTGTTATGTCTGACATTAGGCTACCCTATTTGTTGGCGAACCACTGATAGTTACTGTTCCACTGTCAACTTTATAGATAGTTACGCCATTACTATTCACATCAACCTTTATATCATAGTAGTATTTGCCTGGTGTTTGGTAGGTATCAGTTGGCGTTAAGGTGATTGTTGCCTCACCACTTGAATTACCGTTTGTTATATTCTTTACAACTAAGGCTGTGTTGTCGTTTGCGTCAGTGTCCCACTCTACCGATTTTAAGGTGAAGCGGACTGTTGCCCCTACTAATGTTGTGGCTACCCCATCTACCTTGTGATTGTAAGTTATTGTGTAAGTTGTACCTCTGTTTATCTTTAATTTCATTTTAGCCTCCTTTATCTATTATATCTAAGTCAATTGTACCTTTTTAATTGTGCCACCGTCATTGTAAGCTAAGAATACATTACTGCTGGTGGTGTTCTTGTGAATACCAGCGTCTTTATCATTAGGGTATTCAGTAGTAGTAGGGTCAGTAGTAGTAGAGGTTCGTTTTAATCCTTGGTGTTTGAAGCTTGTACCGTCATGTATGTAGAATTGCTGGCTGTCGGTTGCATAGTAAGGTTCGCTTACTTCGTGGTAGTTGTTTTCGTTGAGTGTTAGCTTATTGGCCAAACCTCGTAAAAACTTCAAGCTAAAAGTGGTGTTGTTGAGTAGTGCCATTAGATTATTACACCTCGGTCTATAGCAGGTGAAGTTGGTTTGAGACGAAAGTCATTGGAAGCAGGGTCGATGAATTGAGCGTCAGCGTTAGTTGAGTTAGTTATTGTACCGTTGGTAGTAGTGATATTGGTGTAGGTTGAACCGTCAATGTTGTATGGATACCATGCGTTCATGTCAGCTGCACCATATGCACCATGAATAGTGAGGTTTTGCCCTGAATTATTAACGATAGCCATGTTCTTTATGTTAACGGTGGACAAGTTGGAAGCGTAATCACCGACTATAGCGTCTAATGCATACCTAGTTGGTGTACCCTGATACCATGTACAACCATTGAGATTAAAAGTAAACGCCGTACCTGGATTTTGTACGAACAGACACCCTGCGCTAGCAGAGTTATAAGACTCTATGTTTTTGAATAGACAATTGGTTATATTGAAAGTAATTGATGTTGCGGTATAAGAGGAAACCGCACCACCGCCATTCAATATCCCACCACGCCCAGCCGTTGAGGACGCACCAGCCAAATTAGATATAATACAGTCAGTATAATTAGCAACAATTACCCCTGTTGCACTTCGGTTGAGATAAATTATTCCAGTGTAGGCAGTGTTAATAACATTATCTAGCCAAAGGTTTTGCAAGGTGTAACTACCTAAAAAATACCAATATACACTAGCCCCAGCAGCACTAATCTTGACATAGCTTCCGTTTACAGGGTTAGGCTTAACACTACCGATAATTGACACGCCTGCGGGGATGGTCCTGTTTGTCCAGGTATAAGCGGTGGTTGAAGCGGCAATATATAACGTGTCGCTGGTGGCAAGAACAGATAAGCCCTTATCGACTGTTTTGAATGGAGACCCAGCCGATGTACCAGCGTTACCATCGTTCCCAGTGTCCCAACTAACGTAATAACTTGCCATATTACTTACCTAGCTCGGTTTTTAGTTTATTTAATTCGACTAATTCAGCCTCTTTGTCAGCTATCTCAAACTCCACGCTCGCCAGCTCTATTTGCTTGGTATATTCCTCGACGGGGAAGCCTAAAGCTTGAGCCTCGCCTAGAGCTTTTTGAATAAAAGCTACTGACTCTTTAGTTATTGGTATGGTTAATGTAATTGTTTTCATAATACTCCTCCGTCTATTATTACTTCTCTAGGATATGCCCCAGCGTCTACTTTATATTCACGAATAATCGGCTGACCGTTTAGCCCTGTGGTATTGCTGTTACCGCTTCTCACATCTATGGAATAGGTTTGTGGCACATGTTCAAAATCGCCATTCTCCATAGTTAGGTCATAGAACAATGTGTTCCATTTGCCTCGTAGGTATATTTGGTATTTAGCAGGGGTAAAGTCTTGGTCTACTTTGATTGCCCCCTCAAAAGGCGTGTCAGTAAAGTCACCAATACCCGTAGCGTACAGTTTTTTACCGTAGATATAATCATCGCCATAACCACGCTTGTTGGAGTCTTGAGTGTAACCAGCGTCAGGGTTGGCTAGTTCGGTGGATACTTTTATGGGGTGGACTTTCCAATTAGTACCGTCATAAAAGAATAGCTCATCAGTATCAGTTGAGATAGCGTAGGTGCCTGTTGTTGGGGTGGTAGCTAAGATGTTGGCTTTAGTGTCAGAGGTGAAAGTTATGCCTCCACCACCAGTTATATCTAGCTTGCCTGTAAATGGGTTCAGCTTAATCACGAGTATTCCACCTTATCTAAATCGTTCTTGGTTGAATCGGTATATGTTACGGTGATAGTCTGAACGGTTGTACCCGATACTCCACCTTGCTTATAGACATAGGTCTCAACAGTTGCGGAGGTCTGCTGAATATCTATATAGTCAAAGTCAACATTTGGGGTTAGGCTGTTCTTTACAGTTACTGGTATTGATCCGTCCGCTTCAACTACCACGAAGTGTGGTGCACCAGTGCTAGTTTCGTATGGTGTAGCCCTGCCACCTCCACCGCCACCTGAGCTAACTGGTTTGTCTAGTAAGTCGTTGAGTAGTTTGTTAGACTTCTTGATTAACTTCTCTAGCTCGGTTGTGGATAACTCGGGTATAACTACGCCGTTTACAGCGTTGACTACTTCGGTAATACTCTTTTGTAATGGTTTTAGGTCAGGCTTTTCAACATTGACAGTAGTTTCCGGCACATTGACTATCGGCGCTTCGGCAATTAGCTTCTGAGCTTTAACCACCTTCTCCACGCTTTTAATAGCGTTCTCTAGGCTAGTAAATTGGTCTTTATAGTCTTTTGGTTCTGGGATTGTTACTTCGGCTGGTAGTGCTTTTGGTATCTGCTTAGTTTCGTCTAGCACTTGTTTTAGCACCGCTGTTAGTTCTGTTAGGTCGGTGTTCTCGTGTGTTTTAAGGGTGCTATGTAGGCTGTTTAGGGCATCTATGATGTATTTAACATCAGGCGTATGAATTGTGTCTAGTTGGTTAATAACTTCGGTCTTGGTGATTGAGCCGTTTAGGTACTTCACAAGGTTGTCAAATGACTTAACAATAATCTCTTGCGTCTTATTTTCCTCAAGCAACAATTCACTATGCCGTCGCTGTTGGTCGGCTTTAGCTTCGTTCTTATCTCTGATGTCTTGTAATGGTTGTAGATTCATAGTGAGTATATGGGGCTACTAAGCCACCCCAAGGGGCTTTAGCGGTAGACTACGGTTATTGCATCTGCACCAGCGGTGATGATGCGAAGTCCTGTCGTAAAGGCTACATCAAATGTGTATGTGCCTGCAGGAGCAGAAGCTTTTAGCGTACCGATGTTAATGGTTGAACCTGTAGTGTTGTCTATGACTGAGATTGCACCAGCCAATGTACCACTAACTACAATAGCATGCAGTACACCTGTTCCAGTTTTTACTTGGGTAGTTGTTGCAGTGCTGATGTACTTGTATTCGTATGCTTCTCGCATAAATATTCCTTTCTCTCGGGGTTGCCTGTTCGTTTTTGCCTTAGCGTTCTGGTTTGGTGGCTACGCTATCGCTGGCGTATGAACAGGCTTTAGTTTTGTTAGGCTTCAAATGTGATTGTGCCAGATGAGGCTACGATTGTCCATCCGTTAGCGTCACCATATGCAAGCGTGATGTAGCTTCCAACTGGTTGGTTAGTAAAGATAACATCTTTGTTATCTGCACCTGCACCAGAGTTAGCCGCACCTGCACCTGCGATTAGGTCGCTGGCGTTAGGGCTGATAGCAATAGTCTTGCCCTCTGCACCAACACGAATTGTGTAACGGTGCATTGTGCCTACTGGTGGTAGAGCAATTGTTGCTGATCCAGCGACATTTAGCACTTTACCACTGTGAGCGGTAAGAGAGGCTGTTGTGTCACCTGTTACGGTTACGCTGTTCTGGTAGCCAAATGCAGCTAAGTTAATTTCTGCCATTGTTGTTTTCCTTTCTTTTAGTTAGCTTGTTCGTACTCCGCTTTGCTAATTAGCTTGCCGTCTTTGCGGTACTGAGTTGTTCCGTTAGCGGTCTGTTTTGCGGTGTACTGTGGTTCAATGGCTGGACTGGCGGCAACAACTTCTATGTTGTTCCTGGCGTCGCTGTTTCGCTTGGCAACTTGTTGTTCAAGGGCTTCAAGCTGATTTTTCTCAATCTGCTCGGCGATACGGCGCTTGGTTCGCATTTCTGCTCTTGCCTTTACCAAGTCCAGCTCACTTATTTGTTTGTTTACTTTTAGTTCTAGTTTTGGGTTTATATCGTACATATTACCTTTCTAGAACGACTTACCTATAACTTGACCCTATATCAAATAGATTGTTAAAGTTCTAGTTAACCTTACGCCTGTGTGCGGTGGATACCGATTTGATTAACCTTATTTGAATCCACAAACGCATCGTATGCGTGTCGGCCTTCAATCAACCAACCGTTTACACCTGGTGCGTTCTTGTGAGTTACATAGTCAGTTAGAACATCAGCAAATGTAGTTACATCAGGGTGAGTGATGATTAAGTTAACATACTGTGGCATTTCGGCACTGGTGTGTATTACGATTTCGCAGCCGTCAACTGTACCTAGTGAACCTGATTTACGGTCTTTGTAAGCACTGTCACTAGCTAGTACATATCCTGATTGCTTTAGGAAGTTGTAGTAGTCTGGTGTCATTACAGCTACACGGCCAGTGGTTTTACCTAGTTTGTTAGTTATATCTGCTTGTATCGACAAAAAGTCAGTCCAGGCATTGCTTAATGATGTGGCTGCATCACTAGTGATGTCGTCACGGTCTGCTGCTGCACCTGCTGTGTTGATTACTGCTAATACATAAGTGTTTACTTCTGGAACAATTACTTCGCGAACTTGTCGCGCTAGGATTGAACCAGGCTTGGTTACATTCTGGCTTTGTGCGCTGTTTAGAGCGTCAACTGTACCGCTAAATGAGCGGTCTTCTGCTAATTGCCATGTTTGGATGGTTGTACCGATTTCAGTCGGGTTACCGTAACGGTTCGCACCGCCTCTTTGGTAGTCGTTCATTGTCATATTATCGACAGAGTAGACTTTTACAGTATCTACACCAACCCAGTCGTAGTTTTTGTTAGTAACTTTACCAACAATTGACTCGCTGTGTAGGCGTTCAGATACTTTGGAACTAAATTTAGTTGCTAAATTCTGTGCCATTTCTAGTTTCCTTTCTTATTATCTGCTCTATCGGTTGATATTTAGTGTTAGTCCCAGACGCTATCAAAGTCGGCTAGGTCTTTGTCAACCTTGTCTTCTTTGGGCGCTCGGGTTGGCACAGTCATCGTTTTTGACCTTACGGCCTGTTTATCTTTGACTGCTTGCCTTACACCAACTCCTTGAATCCTCCGAATAGAGTCAGCTTTTTTTAGTAAAAATGCGGTTATGTCGCCACGAACTTGGATTGGGTTACCGTCATTGTCGGTATCTACATACATTGCTACAAAGTCATCAACAGCATTAACTAGCTCTTGCTTCACTTCTGGCGAACCAGTCCTGAATAAATCAATCTCACTAATTGCTCTGTCTATACCTATGTGCAACTTTTCTTCGTTCATTGCAACTTTTTCGCGTTGGAGTAGTAATCGTTCAACTTCTGCTTTACGCAAGGTTAATTCCGATTCGTCTCCTTCGGCTTCTTTAAGGTACTGCTCAATGCGAACATCTTCTTTCGCTTGGGCTATTTCCTTTTGCTTCTCGCGGTCTTGTCGTTCAGCAATTCGCTTTTGGGCGTACTCCTGATTACGAGCTTTGCGGTCAGCTTCAGATTCTTCTTCGGCGTTGTCAGATTCCTCTGGCTCTGCTTCCGTTTCCTCTGTGTCATCAGCTTCTGATTGTTCTTTGGTTTCAGTTTCTTCGCTTTTGGGCGTTTCTTCTGATTCGTCAGACTCTTCTGTTTCATCGTCGTCTAGCGATACTTCAATATCTTCTAGTTCAACATCTGTGTCTGGAGTTTCGTCAGTTGTTGATGTGTCGACAGTTTCTGCACCGGTATCGGCAACAGTCGTGTCGGTGGTAGATTGTTCATCTGCCATAGTCTCTCCTTTCTATTTCTGCCATTTTACAGTTGGCGTTACTGCTATCTATTAAGTAGATGAGTCTGGTGTTGGAGGGTACACCGTCGGAGTCGTCTATTTTAGGCAGCCCCGACGCTATACCCTAGCTATATTTTACCTGACGTTTATATGATTCGTGATAAGCATGATTGCTCCCCTCACATGTCATTATTAAGCCTCTATCGACCCAGTTGTGCTGTTGTGGCTTTAGATTATCAAGTTCTAGACTGTATTCAGATTGCTTGTTCATTAAGTTAACTACTTCTTCGTAGGTCATTTCAGATTGTTGAGCTTTTACCTCTGTTTCTTGAGCTTGTTTGGTGTATGGTGTGTATTCTTCACTGTTCATCTTTAGTCCTCTTTCTTGGTAGTGGCTTAGCCTTAACAATTGCTCTTAAATCGTTTTGGAGCAGTACCATTCGCTGATCGGCCAGTCTTAACCCCATTATTGTTGCTTTGACATCTTCTTCTCGCATTTCCATATGGATTAGGTTACCTAGTTCACCGGCAATTACTTCACGGTGGTGTTTAATTTTGTCGTCAAGTATTTTGGCCACTGGCAGTATCTTGCTTTGCTTTTCTAGTTTGTCTTCGTTCTCTATCTGTTTGCGTGTCTTGGCGAAGCTGACTGATGTTTGCCCACTGTATAGTATTTGATCGTTTGTCATTGTTGGGTCGCTCCGTCATTCATTAGCATATCTTTTATGTTGGCTATTCCCTCATCATCTAGTCCCATTAGTTCGCCCTCGCGCATCGCTCTGGCTACATTCTCTGGTACTTGGTATTGCTTCATTATCTCGTCTAGTATTTGTAGTTCGTCTGGGCTATTTTGGGGTTGTTGTGGGGCGTTTTCGGACTCGATTGGCACTTCTGCCTGTTCTGGCGCCTGTTGTTGCATTTCTAGCTGTTGTTGGTCTTCTGGGGTAATGTCTTGGAGTATCTTGTCGTTATCAGAGGTTAGCTGGATGATTGAGCTAAATAATTCGCCTAAGTTTAGCCGTTTTCCAGCTTGCATTAGTGATTGTTCTAGGGTTGGGTCACTAGCTCTTAGTTCAACTATCTTTAGCAGTGATTCAAGGCGTTGCTCGTCATCCTTAGCCTTGTCTAAATCGGCGTCAATCGTAAAGTCAAAGGTTGATCTTACTTCATCCCACAACACCTCTAATTCGTTAGAATCTATTAGTTCGCCGTTTTCATCAACCGGCCAATCCATACCACCCTGTACTAGTAGCTGGCGTTCGTCATCAGATAGCTTAACTAAATCAGTCCCCTGCATATTGGCGAATTGAATGTTTATCATACTCTTAGCAACTGCTTCGTAGGTTAGATATAGGTTGTCCTTAAAGTCCTCATCGTCAATAGAAAGGTTCTGTTGTTGAAACTTAACCCCTGTGGGTGTCTTGCTATAGTTAGTGTCGCCAGAACCTGCCGAAATAGAGGTGTCACCAGTCGGTATCATCTGGTTAAGTGATATTTTGTACATACTTATTCGGTTAGGTAGTTGCGAGTAAATCTGGTTACTTAGTTCTTCTCGGCGTATCTGAGCTTGGCCAACTAACCATTGTGCATCTTGTTCATAAACAATTGAATCTAGATCTAGACCGTCAGTGTCACCAGCAATTGAGACTGGTGGTCGGAGTCCTAGTTGGGTAGCTAGTATATCGGCTTGTCTAAAGTAATCTAGGGCGTTCTGAGTACCGCCTGCTAGTTTAACAATGCCCGTGCCGTAAGGGTTCACAAAGTCTTGGTAGCAATAGAGGAGGTGGACTGGCATATCGCCTGTCGGATCTTGGTTAGTCCATTCACGGACATTCTTCTGAGCTCTCGGATAATACATATAAAAGGGTGCATTTACGCCCCGTTGGAAGATGATACAGAACTTTATACCCTGTTGTTTAGTGCCGTTTTCATTGCGCCTTCGGTGGTCTTGGTCGTTGTCCCTTTCGTCTTGTGCGTTATCTTCAAGGGCTTGTTTTAGCACATCTTTGTGCCAGTTATCGTAAGCGTCCTTACCTTCGGTGTTCTTGTGCTTCTTGGCTATTTCTAACATCTCTCGCACTTGTTGCTTGGTGTAATAAACATCCCAGAAGATAATGTTGCTGTCGTAATCAGATACTTTGCCTGGTTCTAGCCGGACATCTTGGGGTTGGGCGATTATAAAGTCTGAGCCAATATAGTCGCCTCTCTCTACGAATAGCGTGATTATTGGCACTGATCCGTAAATAGCCGATTTTCTTACAGCGTCTTTCCATTTACGAATAAATGGTGCTTGAGAGTTGGCGTTAGGAATTATCGTGTTCTGCCAATGAATTGTGGCGAAGTCGCTGATCCACGACTCATCTCGGTCTAGTGATTTGGCTGTACCTGTTAGTTCGTTACTAACTATTCGTTTTGGTAGTTTATAAAGTGAGGCACTTAGTGTACCGTCATTGACCTCTGGTAGGTTCGGGTCGAGGTCATCTATTAAATCATTATCGGCTAGTCGTTCAAACTCGTGGTAGCCTTCTCGCCATATATCTGATTCTTGTTTGCTCTGCTTGTATAGATTGTGTAGCTCGCTGATGTCTGTGATGTATTGTCGCACTGGCTGTTACCTCTTACTGGCAGATGTTAGTGATGACGTGTCTACCGTTATGGTGATATTATACCATATCTTTAGTAATTCTCTTGTGATAGTTCTCGCTTATCCATGTTATTTGTAGCAGATATGGCTTGTTATACTTATCTTTTTTGATTACTATCGTTACGCTGGGGCTATCTCCTTTCATTGGTGATAGGTTCGCCAGTAAGTCTTTTAGCCAGTTTGCTTCGGTGGTCATTATATCTTTTCGGATTGACACTTTTCTTTTGTTAATAATATTGTTAAAAAAACCTGTTTCTGTATTGATAACTGTCCCGTCTTCGTTTAATATTTCTTGGTTCACTGTCCCATATTCTGGCTGTTGTTTATCGTCCATCATCTACCACCTTTATTTCTAGCATGAATCCGTTGGCTGTTTTGAATAGCTCTTTGCCGGTTGGCTTTCCGGCTGGTTCGGCTTGTAGTTTTGAGAATTGTTTGAACTGATCACTTGTTATTTTTAGTGTCGACGGTATAGCCTCTTGCGTCCATATCGGCGCTCTATTTATCTTCGCCTCGCATAGTTTGCTGATTTCTTTCACCAGTTCTAATCCTTTTTCGGTTAGGTTAGTTGCGTCAACTGTTTTGTAGTCTGTCTTCATACATGGAACCTCGCTTTCTTTGGTTTAGGTCTTGTTCTATGGGGTGTATCGTAATTCTCTTTGTAGCCCATAGCTAAATAGCGGAAGGCATCGGAACCGTGACTAGACCAGTCGTGTCGTGGTCGGTTGCGGTATATTTTCCGCTCCTCATCAAAGTCCTTAGAGTAATTGATCAGTGCATCTAGACCCCTTTCACATTTCTTTTCATCAAACCAGCATTTGCCAATTAGGTTTCGTACCGCCTCTATTCCGTCTTCTACTGATTGTACTGGTAATATATGTGCGTTTATCCCATATTCTCTGGCCACCTCTTGTCTAGTTTTGCCAGTGCCTAATTCTTTAGCTTTACCATCGTGCGGAAAGTAGTGTCGGCCATAAAAGTAGCCTTTACTGTTTAATATATTCGCATAGTGGGCTATCCCCTCATTATTGTTCTCGTAGTAGTCTATAATGTGTATCTCTTTACCGATTGTCTGATAAAACCAAATGGCAGTTGCGTCACCAATACCCAGATCCCACGCAGTATGAACGGGTACAGCGCTGTCGTATGGCACTGATGTTATGCGGTTCTCGTCTCTGGCTCGTTTTAGGTGAGTGGCATAATATGCTCCCATTACTGGCGCGTCAAAGCTGGTCATAAATTCTTGTTCAAACAGATGATAGTCACCGTACAGCTCAAAGTATTCGTCTCGTATCTTGACAAGTTCTTGACTACTAAATACACCGCAATCTTCAGCGTTTAGGTGTTGTGCGTACCAATCAGGGTTGTCTCTGGCCTGTTCTAATAGCCTTTTAGCGTGGTTAGCACCTCTGGGCGTAAAGTTAAACCATGCAAAGCCTTTATTCTCGGCTAGTATTGGTAGCACATAGCCCCAGACCATCGGATCAATTAGTGAGTATTCACTAAAGACTACACCGGCTGGGTTTGAGCCTACTACCCTGTCTATACTACTTGCGCCGACTATTTGAATTGTTGAGCCGTTGACTAGCTCTATCAGCATTTCAGTATTATTGGTGCGTCGCACAATATCTTTGGGAGCGTGGTCAATCGTCCTGAACCCGTTTTTGTCTATATTCGTCCAGAGGGCTTTTTTACCCTGATTGTATTCAGGGAAGATGTAGAAATAGTTGCCCTTACGCCTGATGGCTTTTTCTATTAGCTTGTTGTACATCGTCTTGTCCTTGCCGTGACGGCGAGGCCATACTGTTACTATTCGGAGTAACTTATCAGCCGCATTCCAAAAGCCTCTCTGATAGATTCTTGGCTCAAAGTGATGTGGTAGTACTGTTTCCAACTGTTACCACCTATTCTTCAAAACTTTTAATCCTTATTGTTAATTCGCCGGTGTTGTTCTGGTCAATAGTTTGTGGTGCTCTACCCTCTGTACGGTCTGTAACCTCTTTTAGGTATGCTAAGTCTTTTCTAGCTTTTATTTGGGCGTTGTATGCTTTTTCTTGGGCCATTGTTCTTATTTCTTCGGGGTGCTTATTGATCCACTCCTTGAACTCCTTGACAGTTAGCCGATCCATCATATTTAACTGGTATGTGTAGCTATCGTTTTTATTCCATTTGCCATTGCTACGGTTCTGAGGATTATACCTGAACCCTCCAATACCTGTTGGGTTGTTGTTCTTACTTTGGTCTTTGGCTTGCCTTGTGGTCGTTGGTTTATCTGTCATATTAGTATTACCATTATGATTAAGCTTATAGTTGCTAGTGTTGTCATTAGTCCTATCGTTATGTATGAGTCTTGGTTTAGCTCCGTCACTGTCTCTTACCTTTCATAACTTCTAACTTATCATGTTTTAGGGCTTTTTTTAGGTATCTTAGGAGTTTCACTTCGGCATCTTCTTGGGTTTTGGCCCATTGGTGTAGTTTGTGGGTGGTATTCTGTTTGTTGTCTTTTACAGTTATTAGGTACTCTTGGTATTCTATTTCACTATTAGATATCGGTCTTTTTCTAATACTCCCAGCAGACATAATTATATTCCTCTGCGGTGGCTGTAATTTAGTCCAATCGTACTGCTCGACCCTCGTCATGTTTATATTATACCATAACAAAAGAGCCATCGTTATTGATGGCTCTTCGTAAACACCTGCCTGACAGACCTCACTCTGCCCTAGCTGTTTTTCCACTCCTTACCCACCTGTTCCACTTCCAATGGTAGCTCATTACATTATATGGATCTATGTAAGCAAAGTAGTTGAGCATGTCGGTGTACATTTCGTCGATCACGATTGCTCCCTATCGATTTGTCTGTCGTATTCTTCGTTGCAGGTACAACTATCGGTATGTTTTAGGTTATAACCTATGAAGTAGCACCCTGATCGTTTGTTCACTACTAGCGGTTCTTGCACCTCAATTTTCTTGCTCCGCCAGTCTTTAAGACTTTCAATAAAATATTGACTTTCAGCTATCGCTTTATCTAACGTGTCTTTTGCTGGTGTTATGTCTTGTATTAGCATGATTGTTCCTTTCGTTTAATTGTTAAATTCCTACCACCAATGAGGGCTTCTAGCGTGCCATTTATTTAGTGCATTTTGCCAGCTACCATATGAGGCTTGCATGTACCCGATTGCTCCATTGATGTGAGCGTCAGTATTGTGTAGTCCGCCCCATTTTCCGCACCTGTATTCTTGATATATGTTGCAGGCATTCGAGCTTCTATTAACTGCTGAGCTCGAACAGCCTGATTCAAGTCTGGCTAATTCAACCGCCGCGTTAAGTTCTGCTCCGACAAACCCTTTGTTTGCCATTATTTGTCTCACATTATCACAACCGCTAGCTAGTGCACTTACTGTTTGCGTTCCTGACGCTTTCTCGGCCGCTCTAGCGAGTTTTTCTTTATCTGCTTGCTGTTTATTCAGTTTGGCGGATAAATCCTCTTGTAGCTTGCGCTTTTCTTTTTCTAGTTCTTCTATCTTCTTCTGTTGCTCTTGCTTCTCGGCTTCAGTGTTGGCTTTTTTGTCAAGCACTTCCTGATAGCGTTCGTCAAGTTGTTTTAGCTTTACTTCTTGACTTTTTAGTTCTATCTCTTTGAACTTTAGTTTATTGTTGCTCATTCTTATATTACTTACTCCGATGTAGATGAACCCGATTAGGATTACTGCACCAAAGATTTTAATTAAGTTACGCATAACGGTGGACTTCGCAGGGGTTGGTAGTTCTCCAGTCCAGCTGTCTCCTATTTATTTAGTAAAATGTCGAATCAATGTGCATACTGCCCATAGTGCTTGCGGTACGATGAGTGCTTTTGCCACATAGCCATCTGTACCTATTACTATTACTGCTGAGCTGTAGGCGATACTTGCAACTACGATGAGTTGCATGATACCCATTATACCCTGCTTTATGTTCTTAGACTTTTTAGGAGTCTTAACCTCTTTAGTTGTTTTAGTTTGTTTTGTCATGTCGTTCCTTTCGTTTAATGACACTTCCATATTAGCATAAGCATTAGCAAAATGCAAGTACTTTTTTATATATTGAAGTCGTCGGTATGGTGTGACATGACTACGATTGCTAGTATTAGCCTGTTGATCGCTTCTTTTACTTGTTTATCTTTGTTGCGCCGGTATAGGTTCTTTAGTATCTCGATATCTGCCATTGTCTCTTCGTCCATTAGGTTACCTCACGAGTATTTTAGCTAGTATTTTGGAGTGATCAAACAATATCGACCAAATTGTAAATATCGTAAATGCCCATATTAGCAACCAGAATAGTTGCATTACTATCTCATAGATCTTCGTAGCTCGCATTGTACCCACCTATATTTACCTTTTCTGGTTTTGTTCTTTTTGATTTAGCTCCTCCAAGCCTGCCCATTCTTGAGGCAAGCTCCTTATTCATTGCAAAGCCTTTTGGTACTTTCTTTAGTCCTCCAAGCCTGCCAACTTCTACAAAGTGATTTGGGTTCTTTTTTAGTATTGTTTTAACTGCTTTTTTCGCTCCTTCTACTGTTTGCATTTTTTACCCTCTCTTTCCTTTCATTAATTTAGCTCTCATCGCTTTCATATGAGTTCGTAATTCTTGTTTCTTTTTTTCAGACAACACAACTTTCTTCTTGCCTAAATAACACTTATCTAGTGTTCCGTCTTTATAAAAAGCCTCAATCATAGCCCACTCAGTATCAATAGTAAGGTTTTCTTTTAATTGACTAGGTTCCGTGAACCGAAATTCATTCCAATAGTCTTCTTGCTTGTTATACCACACACGACAGACCCCATAATTCCATTCTGTGCGTGAAACATTAAGTAATTTGGCTATTGCTTGCGATTTTTTAGTGCCTGAGTACTTTTGTACTATTTCATCATTTGAATTGAATAATGTCATTCTTATTGGAAGTCTTATTATTTGAGCTTTCATATTTCACCCCATCTTTCTTATTAGTTCTTTATATTTAATCCCGCACCTCTCACAATATGCTGATTGGTGAGGTTCACCTTTGTAGCCTCTGTATAGTGACCACAGATGAAATCCTAGTATGCATTTTATGCTTTTCATTTACTGCTCCTTAATCCCTCTAGCTTTGTTACCACTTATGATACTAATACCTCATTTCTTACCACCTGTACTAGTTTATGCCATTTTTACCTCCTTAATAGTAATTTTTATGGTTAGTTATTCTCATCAATCTTTTCTGCTTGCAAGTAAGCATTTTATTAGTAGCCATAGCCATCGCCATAGCCATCGCCATAGCCATAGCCATCGCCATAGCCATCGCCATAGCCATAGACATTGCCATTGCCATCGCCATTGCCATAGCCATTGCCATAGCCATCGCCATAGCCATAGCCATTGCCATTGCCATTGCCATAGCCATCGCCATTGCCATAGCCATTGCCATAGCCATTGCCATAATTTTTTAGCTCAACAGGGAGCACCTCATCAGCTGTATCTACATTTCTGTTGTAACTCATACTTACCACTCATTAATATCAAGCTGGGCAATTATTGCTTCATTTGGAAACGTGATAGTACCTACAGAATCAAGTGTATATTCAGACTTATAGTCCTCTTTAGTTAACCCTCCAATTCCACGACCGTTCGACCACTTACGGACAACATTGGCATTCAGCAATTGAATATTATCTTTTACTGCTTTGTTTCTGTAACCTTCAAATATCCATCCTCTTTGAGCGATTATAATAACGTGATCAGTTTTTATAGCTGGCTTAATGACTTTGGCATTCGGGTCTACCTCGATATACGTTTTTCCATTTAACGTGATTGTTTCTTGTTTTGTCATATTCTTCTCCTTTAATTTAATGTGGCTCATTGCCTTTACAAACTCGTCCTTGACATTTGTAGCCCATCTTTTCTCGGTAACATAACGGTTTACCCAAGAAAAACAAGCTAACTATTACTACGGTTAATATAAGTGCTAGATAGAATATCATTGCCTACTCGGTTCGTTACAGATGCGACAATTCCCACCTATATTTACTTTCTCTGGTTTTATTATTTTCTTGCTCATATGCTAATCCTTTCCTTTTATTGGGGGAGTGGCTATCACAGGCGCTTTTACTGTAACGCTGGTACTATCTATAATCTTTACAAGCATATAGGTACTTTTTCTGTCTCCGAAGCCGTCAAATGGTTCATCTTCTCGGATAAGTCTCATGCCTTTGGCTTCTAGCTCTTGGTTGGTCTTGGCAATATCACCGTCAAAGGGGATGAGGTTCTTTTTTAAGAATTGCTCTATGTGTCTATCAAGTTGTTGGGCAAATGAGTTGGCTATTTGACCCGTAAGCTCTGCAATTTTATCGTCCATAATCCCTATCCTTTCTATTAGCTTGACTGTAGTT